TGGTAGTAGTTGTACTAAAGCTTTGTGCCAGTACTCTATGTAAGGATTTTTGTCAACAATTTGTTTTAGTTGATCTAGAGTTAGTTCCATTATTTTACGCTTTCATAAATGGTTTTTTGTTCGCTGTACCAACGTTGCCAGGCTTCTAGTTTAACAGCACACATATAGTATTCTGTGTAATTAACTGTAATGGTTTTTGCTACATCTGAAAGTTTAGCTGTTTCTGCTAATTTTTGCAGGTTAGGGCACGGCTCCTGCACTAAGGCACCTGGTGCTTGCGGAAACTTTGCTGTAACTGGAACAGTTGTGCAAGCACCGAGTAGTAAAATTACTGGTATTAATAAAAACTTCATTTCTTTGGTGCCTCTGCTGCTTGGTTATGTACTGCAACAAAATCTTTGGGAATTACGCAGTTAGCATCAAACTTAACTATTTCACGATCTACGTACTTTACAATATCTTGACCGCGTTGTTTGACTATTTGAGTTTTTACAACGGTTTTTTCAACAATCTCGCTATTAGCGGTTGCAGATTTAGCTTCTGCCTCAGCAACTTTTACCTCTAGATCCTTAATTTTGGCTAACCAAGCATCGTTGTTGCTTATAGCACCTATCATATAAATGCTAATAGCAACTACTGCAGCACTTGCTGCTTGAATTAGCTGTGCGTTTGGCAGGATTTTGATAAATTTAGTAGCTACAAAGGCCGCTACTCCTGCTAATAGTGTTAAATAAAATAACCAATTTGGTAAAAATTGTAAGATCCACATTATTTAGGTCCTCCGTAGTAGTACCAGTAATTTATCCATTGCTGCTCATACTTCAGGAAATAGTTCTTTATGTATGTACTCATGTACTTGATCATCGTTAAATCCTAATGTTTTTAATACTCGTGGAGTATGTGGATTACATTTTTGTTGCTGACAGTAATAATTTTGTTTGTCAGTAAAATCGTGCTGTGCTACCATATCTTCGTATTTTAACCGAGGACGATGTTTTTGTATATTGTCTAAGTAGTATATCAATGACTTCTTAGAAATTTCTAAAACTACGCTCATTTCAAAGTCAGTATTAATATTACCTGCTGCAACCATACGATTTGAAAATATGTTACGTGCCCATTCAGGCAGTTCTCGTGGTTTTGCCCACGACGTAGGTTCTACAAACTCTTGAAACCATTTACATAAAGGATGCTCAGGATCACCTGTAGGTGAAAAATCTAAAAAAGCACCTGTAACTTTGTTTGTGCCAGCTATAATATCAAAGCCGTAAATAGGGGCTGCATCATAAACGTGCGGGAATATACACAAGTGCATCATGTACAGTTTTTTGGATTCCGATACGTCAATAATGTCTAGGTTAGCACGACGAACCCAGGCACTAGAAAAATTCTTTGTATACCACCCAGAATCATGTTCTGTTGGCAAAAGAAAAGCTCGTGCGGCAAGAATTGTTTCCAGTTCTTGTGCATGAGCTTTTAGTTTATTGAATATTGTGCTCATTAGCTAACTCTGTAAATAGTTGAATAGCATAACCAAAACAATGTATAGCTTCAGAAGCCATTGAGATATCTAATTTATTTCGCAAAGCTTGAATTAACTCTTTGCGATTTTCAAAATCATACATACGGCCACTGCCAGGAACACACTTTTTAATCATTTGACCACCATACATGTCACCCATATGTCGTACATATAAGTGTGCCAGTAGTTGATCATTTGTTAAATTACAAGCAACATAGTGTGTATACTTGTGTGTGCTATTGTATAGTTTAATTGTTGTTATATTTAGTGCGTCTAAATCCGCACTTATTAAGTCAGCTCGGCATAATCCAGGTAAGTCTGTTAATAACCCACGCACATCGCAAACTGTTTCCAGTGTGTGATATACTGCGTGTTGGTTATATAAAAAGTCAGCATATACTTGATGAGTAATATTTTTTGATAAAACTAGCTTGGTAAACGGGTGAGACTCTGCTTGTTCATGGATTTCATGAGTTAACTCTTTTAATGTAGTCATTATAAATACCTGTAAACTATAGGTTTTCTTAGTTTTAAGTCATCAGCTGAGTTAACAAATGTAGACTCAAACTCATCTTTATTAAGCATATTTATGTTAAACCCAATAATAATTCTGTCATCGCCGCTTTTATTTGGTAACGATTCATGAGGTAGCCATCCTGGAAATAGTACCATCCTACCAGTTTTTACTTCTTGTTCGTGTCGTACAACTACTGACGGAAACTCTGCTAAATCATGAACATACATAGTTTTTAACAAGTATGAGGGGTCTTGGAATACTAAGTTACCACAGTCTGGTAGTGCTTTAGCATAAAAAGTTCCACTTAATAATGCATTAGAGTGTATGTGCATAGGCACATAACCATTTTCAGGATATACACTAGTCCATAAATTTTGAAGTGTAAATACTTTGTTTTTGTTATCGTATACACTAGTAATCATATCTAAAGCAGTATCTAATATAAAGTATGCTGCTTGTTGCCAAGGTTCTGTATAAAATAAATCAGGCACAGAGTCAAATGTAGTTACACCGTCTCTGTTAAAATCTTCTTGACTAGAACTTTTTGCACCTAAATGCCAACTACTTGAAATTAACCTACAATCTTTAGCATTTGCTTTAAAATCATAGGCTAATTTACAAATATTGTCAATTATAGAAGCGTTATCTACATCACCAACTAAAATAGGTGTTGGGAATATGGTTTTTTCAAATTGAGACAATTAATTTCCTATAGTGCAGGTACGGGCCTGCGTAGAGGAGGTTCAGGCCAAACTATTTCATCAGGATGACTAACATTAGCATAAGTTTTTGTCATATCGCGTAAATATTTTCTGTGAGCAAGCCATTTTACTTTTTCTTCGTTAGTAAGATCATTGTCTGGTAGTTGTGTCCAATCACAATTGTACAACGCATGATCTCGTCTACCACGAATCCATTTGTCTAATTTTTCTTCTTGCGTTAATATTCTAGTAATGTAATTTCTAATAAAATTACCGTTAGGTAGTCGCTTATAACCTTGTTCACCAATAACGTACTCTGCAATATGTAATGTAGTATTTTCTACAAGGGCAAAATTATTTTTTAAAATATCCTGCTCAGTTACGCTACTAGGTAGTTGGTCTAGTTTTAAACCAACTGCTATTTGAGCAGACTCAAACAGCATAGGATGGTCTATACTATTATTATTACTATCAAATTGTATATATAGTTGTGTATTTGTCATACGTCGTCTGTGTTTGTTCCTGGAAATGCGCGACCTGCTCCCCAAATAATACGAACAGCTCCTTGAGCACCGGTGCCACCACCATAGGCATTAAAACCACCATTACCCCAACCACCTGAACCGCCTCCATAGAGACCACCATCAGCACCCGAGCCTGGGCTGCCTCGTGAACTTGGCCCAGCCGTTGTCCAAGGTGTTTGTCCATAGTCTCCGTAACCACTTCCTGGTGGTCCACCAGCACCACCGCCGCCGCCATTACCAAATCCGGTAGTGCTGGTATAGCCTGTCCACGGACTATAAAAGTACACAGTAGGACTGCCAAATCCTACTGGCAAAACTTGAGTACCACGTACTCCAGTTCCGCCACCTGCACCTGATCCAGCAAAACTTGAGTAGTAACAACCACCGCCACCACCAAATCCAAAACTAGGAGTATTGTGGTAGCCACCGTCACCAGTATATCCGCCAGCTCCGCCTCCAGCACTTTGGAAAAAGTAGCTCTGGCCACCATTACCGCCACCGTCACCTACATAGGTAGTAAATCCACTTCCAAAAGCATAACCACCAGCACCACCTCTAACAGTAGTATTATTTATCACATAGCTTTCATTACCAGGATAAGCACCAAAACTATAGCGAGTTCCGCCAGCACCAACTACTACTGTTATATTTGAGCCTGGTTGAACTGCAATATTATTTTTCCAGCCTAGGCCGCCACCGCCACCACCCTGGTTTGAATTAGTGGGAATATATCCACAACCACCACCACCACCTATAGCTACTACACTAATTGTTTTAACATTGGGGGGAACTGTCCAGCTAAATGTACCTGTGCCAGTATTAGTACCAAATAAGGCTTGTCCTGGAGCTGCTACCGCTTCAGCAGCAGCAGCAACTCCAGCAGCAGAACTTAGTATAACTTGAGAAGAAACTCTGTTTCGAATTGTCATATTATACCTTAACTATAGTTTGATTTTGCACCAATTACATGGGCTACAGCATTATTTAAAGTAATTATAGAAAATACTACTAACTGAATTTGATTACTGCTTTGACTAGGTACACTGCCGCCCTGCCATTTAACACTAACTCCAGCACCGTTAACATTTACTGTAGTTGGTATTACCATACTTCCGTTAGGGCTAATAAAAGTAACTGTTATTACACCATTTGTTGTTAAACTAACATTAGTTAAATTCACGGTACTACCAGGATTACTAGTTATGTAAAAAGTACAAGAATCTGTTAGCGAAAAAGTATTTGTTTGAAATGTAGGAGTACTAATAACTTCCTTTATTTCACTTACTGTTAAGTTTTCAATTATATTTGCACTCATTATCTATCTCCGTACTGCGTTGCGCAAGTGGTCCATATTGGGGCTAAACTAGTGGCTAAAGCTCCTGTATAAGGTAAATAAACTCTTCCACGAGCTATATGTGATAACATACGCATATCACAAATTACTCCGCTAGTTCCAGTAAAAGTTTCGTGTAATTTATAGAAAATATTACAGTCTTTAAATCGATATGTAGTCTCGTACCAATCAGTACTACTTAATCCAATTAATGCAGTCGTACCAGCAGGAATAGTTACAGACCCAGTTAATTCTTTTGCTCTAATATTATTACTGGTTAAGTTAGCCATATTTGTTCCAGTTACAGCAGTAACTGCACTGTATTTGCCAGCATTAGGAACAAAAGAAGCTAAACAACTGCCTTCATATCCACTTTCCCAGTAGTTTGATACAAGAGCACTTACACTTACAGAAACACTACCACTATTAGTATTACGAATTGGTAAACATCTAAAAGTATGTCCTGAATAGTTTGTTGAGTTGTCCCAGTGCAGTACATCGCGTCTATATCCTACACGATTACCACTTGCAAATTGTACTCTACGAGACATTTCAAACTCAGAATCACCACCTTGCATACGCTCAGTGGTGGCACTAGCGTTACTATAGCCATCTCCTAATAACATATTCCAGAATTGAATGGCATGATTATCAGTATGTATTGTAGAGTTATTATAAGTAGTCCATGAACTGCTACTAGTCCATTCACCTGTTGAGTAGATTTGATTTCGGTCAGTATGAGTAGATACTGTACCAACGTTATAAGCAGTTTCTGGAGCAACTAACCAACTTTCGCCTGGTTGATAAATTACAGGATTTTCAAACGACAAGTTTCCTTGCCCATCAGTTTGAATAAATTGATTATTGGCTCCGTTACCTACTGGTAAACTAAATGCAGTTCCACTAGGTTTTTGTATTTGATCAGCAAAAATTCTTGACATTTATCTGTCTCCATAGTTAACTGCGCATTGTTTCCAAATAGCTGAAATTTGTGGTGTAAAACTACCTGTATAAGCTAAGTCTACAAACCTACTGTTATGTAAATTATGCAACATACGCAGATCGCAAATAACACCTGTAGGAAAAGTTGTATTTAAGTTATAAAAATAGTTTGTGTCACGGAAACGATAAGTAGTCATGTACATATCAGTACTAGCTAAACATACTAGCACAGTTTTACCTGCGGGTATAGTATAAGTACCAGTTAATGTATTGGCCTGTGAACTATTTGTTGTTGATGCAACTGTAGTTCCTGTAACACTTGTAACTGTACTATAAGTAACAGTATTAGGTTCAAATACTGCTATACAAGTGCCCTCATAACTGTTTGAGTAAAAGTCGCTGGCTCGTCCACTAATAGTAACTGTAACTGGTGATGCAGTAGTATTACGTACTGGCATAACTCTCCAACTGTGGCCTGGGCTACCCGTGGCATTATCATAGTGAAAGAAATCTCTACCATAGCCTAAACGATTACCTGCAGCAAATTGTAGCGTTCTTGCAAATTGATGCTCTGAGTCACCACCAGGCATATACTGAGTAGTAACATCAGTTCGATTAGCATGAGCATCACCTAAAACCATATTCCAAAATTGAATAGCATTATTATCAGCTGCAATATTACTGTTATAAAAAGTTGTCCAAGCAGGGTTACTAACCCACTCTTCACTAGAGTAACTATTTTCGCGATCGCTACGTGTAACAATACTGCCTATAATACCTTTGCCTTCTTGCATAGGTATTGCTGTTATAGATTGAGCGCCTGTATAAGTCATACTGGCCCACCCAAGATTCCGACTACCATCCGTATTCATATATTGACCAACAGTTCCGTCTGTTGCTGGAATATTAAAAGCTGCGGCAGTATTATTAATTATGTTAATTGTTCCACGCATTGCTCCATGGTTTTGACAAACATAGTATAAAGTATTAGGTGCTCCGCCAGGTACTGTAAAAGTTATAGTACCTACTGCTACTCCTGGATTTGTTACTCCACTAGTATAAACATCTGCAGAACTATAAGCGCTGTTTACTGTTTGTATATGAAAAGGGTGTCCAGCTGCATTTACGTTAAAGGTATAAGTAGAACCTCTAACTAAAGTTAGTGTTGGGTTACTTGCTACTGAATTAATTGTATAAGAGCCCGAACCTGAGTTAATAACCGCAAGCACACTAGGACTGCTAGGTACTGTTAGTTTTTGTATTTGGTCTACTATAATCTTTGACATATGTTAACTCCTATTATACCATTGGTGCAGGTGGAATTGTAACCTCAAGTGGAAAACCTGTTTGAGCTGGAAGATTACGTAAAGCTTCTCTAAAAGTAATAATTTCAGCTTGTTTAGCCGATGTAAATTTAACAAAACGATCAGGAAGTACCCAAGAGTCAGAAATTACTAACATTTGATCACGTTCCCAACGCATTTTATTTGCGGCTGCATTAGTACGAAGTGTAGCTAATTCAGCATCACATTCTGCATCTGTTGCTGCACGTACAGTATCTCCGTCTTTAATAATACGACGAGCTAGCATTAGTGAGTCGTCACAAACTGTCCAGTCCGCTAAATTTTCTTCGGGTGGCAAAAGTCCCATAACGTGTGATGCCATATTTTGTTCGTTGAATTTTACGTACATTTTATCTATCTCCAAAATTAGTGGCAGTTTTAGTCCAAAGAGGGGCTAAAATACCGGTGCCGTTACAGGTTCCTGAATTAGGCAGGTTAAAGTTACTTGCGTATAATGAGCTTAACATACGCATATCACACACAATATTTGCATCAGCAAAAGTATAGCTAGTATTTAAATAATAAAAATAACTTGTATCTTTAAATCTATAAGTGGTTTGATATGAGTTAGTATTTGCTAAACATACTAATACTGTTGTATTACCAGGAATAGTATAACTTCCAGTAAAAGTTTGAGGACCGTTTGTGTCACCACTACTTTGCGAATAAGAAAGTCGAGTAGAGGTCACTGTAGTCACAGTACTATATGTACTAGTATTTGGTGCTAATACAAACATACAGGCACCTTCATATCCTCCAGACCAGTAGTCTGATAGTCTTGCATAAAAAGGTACACTTATAGGCGATGCTGAATTGTTACGAATAGGCATTATTCTAAAAGTATGGCCCCCTTGGGACGTAGCATTTGTATATTGAAATCTATCTCGCTTATACCCTAAACGATCACCGGTGGCAAATTGCAGAGCTCTTGAACCACTACCATTTGTATCGTCACCAATAAACCACTCAGTAGTACCTTGTGGTAGACCATCACCTAGTGCCATATTAATAAATTGTATTAAACTATTATCATCATGAGCAGTATACCCATAAAAAGTAGTCCAAGGACCACTAGAACTCCATGCAGGTGAACTATATTGATTAGCACGATCAGTAAAACTAGATACAGAACCAACTATACCTTTGCCTTCTTGAGCAATTATTGGAAAAGTTACACTTGGAAAAGTATAACTATTACTGAATGTTAAATTTCCACTGGGATCTGTTTTTAAAAATTGACCTGCTGTGCCGTCAGCAATGGGGAACGACACTGCCGCTCCCCCTGGTCTTTGAATTGTATCTACTACAAGTTTTGACATTTAATATTATCCTTATTATTTTGAAAGTGCAAATCCAGAAGGATTCATAATTGTATGATAAGCACCATCTTGTATAGTATATACAGTTGTACCAGAAATAGTAAGTGAATTCATACTAAATGCTAACTTATTAGGTGGTAGTGACTTATCAAAATTAATTGTATTAGACAAATATATTTCATTATTATTGTCAACATAAGTTTTAACTGCATACTCTGTTGGAACAGCAGTATTTGAATTACCACTTAAAGTAACATCGCTAGAGAACTCATTAATAGTTTCGCCAAGCTGCGCACCAATAGAACCCAACTTCAAACTAGTCAAACCACTTAAGTCAAATGCGTTAGCATTTAAAGTAGCACGTCCAGTTGCTTGATCAATACGGAAATATTCACCAACACGGAAGTTACCGTCTTGGTCTGTACTTACATAATACACACGTCCTGGAAATACTTCGTTTGTTTCATTGCCTTGAGCAGCTGCTTGTGTTGGCGTACCTGGATAGTTAGTAGTTGTTACACCACCAGTACCAATTGACAAGAAATCATGACCAGTTAAACGAATCTGCGAATACTTACTACGTAGTGTAGCCACTGTACCACTAGCACTACCACTTGGTTTTTCTTGTGCTAAAATTACAGCTATTTCGCTAGAACTATTTGTATATGTTCCTGCTATACTTTGTATAACATAAGCATATGTATCACCTGCTAACTGAATACTTTGTCCTGGTACTGGTACTGCTGTTAAGTTATTTAACACCAACACAAAACCTTTTTGATCTTCTAGTGCACCTGCACTAATAGTGCCAGTACCTCCG